CTAAGTGAATTCAGAATGCAGGTATTGCCTAGTTTAGGAATTAAAAATAACTTCATACAAACTGGTCACGAAAGTGATGATATTATTGCTTCTATTATTTTTGAAAATCCTGATCAAGATTTTGTAATTATAAGTTCTGATGAAGATCTTTATCAACTTTTGTCTGATAAGGTAAGTATTTACAATTCGAAAACAGACAAATTTTATACTCAGAAAAAATTTATTGATGAATATGGGATAAAACCCTCAGATTGGGTGTTGGTAAAAAAGCTTGGAGGTTGCAAGAGCGATTGTGTACCAGGGCNAGCAGGTGGTTATAAAACTAAAACGGCGTTAAAATTTATTAAAAATGAATTGCCAGAAACAAATGCTGTTTATAAAATTTTTACTTCTGAAGCGGGAAGAGAAATATCAATCAGAAATGAGAGATTGGTGAAGCTTCCACTTGAAGGCACACAAGTATTTGAAATAAACACGGACTGGAAATTAGATATCAAAGATTTCGTCTATATTTGTGATAAGTACGATTTCAGGTCTTTTTTAAATGGAGATGCTTATGGAAAGTGGCAAACCATTATGTGTGAATAAAGAAAAATACTGGTATTTATTCCACTACGAAGAATGCCCAGTTTGTGGAGCTTCTGAGATATGGAAAGAAAGAATATATGATAAGCCAAAACCAAAAGATTGTGTAGATAGAAAAGTTTTTACATATCTAAATTGTTATTGCATAGGAAAATAAATGATTATAGGAATTGATCTTTCTCTTAGAAGCACGGCTATTTGTGCTTTAGACTGTCAAAATAATTTAATCTATTTTGAACTTATAAAGTCTAAACCAAATGAAGGAAAGACTAAAAAAGAACAAAATAATGGCCTGCCTATTTTAAATGATGAAGCCTTGCTTATTTATAATGCAAAATCAATAATTGCTTTTATAAAAATGGCCGAAATGGGGTGGGGTATTGATGGCATTGCAATTGAGGGCTTGAGCTTTGGCTCTATTTCAGGGAATAAGGACATTATACAAGGCAACTTTTGGTATGTGCGTACAATGCTTTATCAGACTTTTACCAAAATCCCAATTGGCATAATTCCGGTATCGGCATGGCGCAGTAAAGCCGTAACTAAAGAAGAAAAAGCAAGAGCGAAAGAAAAATATGTCAAGGATTATTTAAAGCATGTAGTTGTAGACGCTTTGCCAGAAGATGTGAGAACTGAGTTTAAAACCTATATTGATAAAAACGAATACAGTCAAGAAAGTTTATTTGATTTAGCAGATTCATATTTTTTATCTAAATACAGAAACAGTTTAAGTTAAATTATGGAAACACAAATAGATTTAAAAATTACAAATCAAATGAAGAAAGAAGAAGTGAAAATACTTTTCCTTGTATTGTGGGATATTTTAGAATTATCTGAATCAGGCAGGATTAATCCAAATTATAAGAATAATGAAAAATATAGGCAGTTATATTTTAAATTCGGCCATATTTTACTGGGCAATGAATGTCCAGAAAGAGAAGTCAAATGTTAGAACAAATTGAGATTAAAAAATTTCAATGTCACGACAATTCTGTTATTAATCTTGCTCCAGGTGTTAATATTATTTCTGGTTCGTCAGATCATGGCAAAACAAGCGTATTTAGAGCTATTGGGCTGGTTAAAAATAACAGTCCTTCCGGATATCGTTATAAACCATGGCAGGCAAAGAAAAAAGACGTAACAATTATTGGTCTTAAGTTTGATAATGGCAAAGTAGAAAGAAGAAGATCGGATACAATTGATGAATATCTTATTCAGGCTTCAAATTGTTCAACCGACCCATTTAAAGCCATGAATAGGCAAGTGCCAGAACAAATATCTGAATTTTTAAATTTAAATGAATATAATTTTCAGAGTCAGCACGATCCCCATTTTTTCATTTCTAAAACGCCGGGCGAAAGGGCAAAGCTTTTAAATGAAGTAAGTGGATTAGAAATTATAGACAAATCTACTTCTAAAATAAATTCGTTAATTAAAGAAAATAATTCACTTTTAGAAAAATCAAAAGAAGAAATAAAAAATCTTGGCAACAAAAAAGAAAAAATAGAATTTGTTGTAAAAGCCGATGCTATTTTAACTGATATAGAAGAAGGGGTTGAAAAAGAAAATAAATTAACTGCAAACAATAATATATTATCAAATTATTGTCAGAGTATAGAAAAGCTACAAACAGTAATTGATGACAATAAAGAGTTCTTGCTAATCAAAGCCAGTTTTGATTTAATTCAATCATTAATTAATAAAAACGAGTTTTTAACAACAGCTAATGAAAAAATTATTCAATATGTTGATAAAATAACAGTTCTTGCCAACATAATTGATGATAAAAAAGAATTTTTAAAAATAAAAGACTTGACAAATAAGCTAGAATCTGATATAGATAATTACAAAGCCTCTTATTTAGATAATGAAAAGATTAAAAAATATTGCCTTGATTTAAAAGAAAATGAAGACAATGTTACTTCAGTTAAAGAATGGCTAGGGGTAAAAACATTGTATACCTCTAGCATTCAATATAAAGCCCGCTACGACGAATTAGAGGTAAAACAAGCTACCCTACTAGCTTATATTGAAAAAGCCCTTACAATTGATTCTAGGGCCATAGAATTGGATAATAAAGTAACGGAGTTGAAAAGAAAGAAAGAACAGTATATGAAAAAGTTCGGCATTTGCCCATTTTGTGGCAGAGGTGATGGCGATGAAAGCAAATTATGATAACCTTCTTCTCAAACTAAAAACAATTCCAGTTCTGTGCGGTCGTTGCTATAACTATGTAGATAAAGTCTATCAAGCAACTTGTGAAGAAAAGCCAGAAGAATTTGACAATTTTATTCACGGCACATATTATTGTCCCGATTGTGGGGCAATGGTAGTTGCTGGTCTTCCTCATCCAGACGTATGTGAAAAGTGTTTAAATGAGAAAAAGGATTAAGTGTTGGGGTTAAATATGCATGAAAAATGTATAAAGTGTAAATATAGAGAACATTATGTGAGTAATTCAAACCAAGATCATATCAATTTGTGTATAGTTTTACCATATGAAGAAGATGAGGAAATAACGACTTGGCTTGATGTTGAAGATTTTGATTCATCAGATTGTTGTTATTTCAAAGAGGTTAGGAATATTGAGTAAGACTAAACTAAAATCAATTGATATTGAAATAGCAGTCGCGGCTTATTTAAATTTCAGGCATAATTTAATTGTGCCTAATGTGTGTTGGGGCATTCATATTCATGAATGTGATTTGCTTGTCATTACTAAAGCTGGTTACGCATGGGAAGTTGAAATTAAAGTTAGTAAAGCCGATTTAATAAAAGACACAGATAAGAGGCATGGGCATAAAGACAATCGAATTAAAGACCTTTATTTTGCCATGCCTGAAGAAATGAAAGATTGCATAGACCATGTTCCAGAACGAGCGGGTATTATTTTAGTTAAAAACAATTTGAGATGCCAGACCATTAAAAAGCCTATTTCAAATCGAAATGCAGTCCCATTTAGTGATAGAGAAAAATATAAAGTTGCGAGACTGGGTGCGTTACGTATTTGGGGACTGAAAAGAAAAATTATTAAGAAAGATAAAGAGGATTAGATGAAGATGTTATGTTTTGGTGATATTCATGCCAGATCAAATAACCCCAGATATAGGGTTGATGAATATTGGCAAACTTTATTGAATAAAATAGAATTTGGGCTAAATCTTGGGCTTGCTAATAATTGTGAATATGTTGCCATGCCTGGAGATATCTTTGAAACACATAGAGTTTCAAATGCTGTTATTAGCAAAATGATAGATACAATGCTTAAATATGGATATTTAAACATGACTTTTTTAGGCGTAGTTGGCAATCATGACGCACCATTTCATAATTTGAAATTGGAAAATTGTCCACTAAATGTTTTACAATCAGCACAAGTATTGGAAATTTTAGATAAAAACCCATATAACGACGATACTGCAAGTGATGGCAAGATTAATTTTTACGGTGCAAGTTGGGGTCAAACAATTCCTGAAATTAAAGATAAAGCAGCTTTTAATATTTTATTAATTCATAAAATGATAATTGGTGAAGACAAGATTTGGGAAGGGCAAGAACATTATGTCAGTGCTCGTACATTACTCGCTAAAAATGGATTCGATTTAATTATATCTGGGGATAATCATAATTGTTTTACTTCTGAATATTCAAAAAAAGTTTTACTGAATATGGGGAGTTTGGGTCGTATGACGGCTGGACAATTAGAGCATAAGCCGAAAGTTGCTATTTATGATACTAGCAATAGAACATATGAATTGTTTGAAGTTCCAATTCAACCTTCTTCAGTTGTTTTCAATTTAGATGAGATCAGACATAAAAAACAAATAGCTGAAGAAAATGCTAAAATAAAAGAATATGTTAATTTTCTTAGTAGCAATGAAGAAAAGCAGGATTGGAATTATGTAAAGAATTTAAATAATTTTATGCTCAATAATGACATAAGAGACGAGATTAAAGAAATTGTCTTACAGACATTGGAGGATTGACGTGCCTCTTAGAGATTACTGTTGTAAAAATTGTCAATTTGTGATAGAAGATAAGTTAGTGTTTGCTGAAAACGAAGCGGAAGCTATTTCATGTCCTAATTGCGGAAGCACTGCTTACAAGCTTCCTTCATTTGCTAATTTTGTCATAAAAGGGTATAATGCAAAGAACGGATATTCAAAAACAGAGGCTAATAATGGAAAATAAGTCTTGGTGTGTTTGCACAAATTATAATTGTCAATATGAAGGTGGATATGCGGAACCATATTCATTCTGTCCAGGGTGTGGGAATATTTTAGAGCCAACAAAAATAAGCATTGAAGAAAATGTAGAGGAAGACAATGATTGATTTAAAACAGATTTCAACAGATTTAGAAAAATTAAATAAAGAAATTGTAAGTGCTGAAAAAGAACTTCTACAAGCTGAGGCTCAAAGAGATTTGCTTCAAAAACAAGGTTTAGAATTTGGCGTAAAAAATGTCAAAGAAGCTAAAAAGCAGATACTAGATAATGACAAAGAATTGGCAGATCTAGCTAATGAAATAGAAGAAAAATATAATAACTTAAAGGCTTTGTATGAATGGTAAATTGATTTTAAGGAAAATATGGGACCATATTGCAAGATGTTTGGGGATTGTAGCGGTTATATTTATTATTTCATTTTGGCTAGGGTTCGGATTTTATTTTGGCATAATCTCAGCCTCTAATTTAGATTTCCTTATTTATGGATAATTTTTAATAGTATAAAATATATTAAAACAATGATAAATAAAACAGAATTATCAAATATAAGAACAAAAGTCAATGACTTACTTGCTGATTTAAGGTCTTTAAACTCTTCTTTAAAAAATGAAGAAGAGAAAAAAATTAAGTATGAAAAGTACGGCCTCAGTGCTTTAGAGGCGAGAGCAATAATTCAGAATGTTTCGAAATCAACACAACAATTACTTGAAAAACAATTTAATTCGCTAGTCACACTTGCCATACAATCTGTATTTCAAGACGATAGAGAATTTTCAATTGAATTTGTTGAAAAACGGAACAAGACAGAAGTTGAATGTTTTATAATTAAAGACGGACAAAAAATAGGACTATATGAAGGAGGTGGGGGATTAGTTGATGTAACAGCTATTGGTTGCACAATCGCTTTCTGGAATTTAGAGAGAAAAACAAGACCTATTTTTATTTTAGATGAAAAGTTCAAATTTCTCCATAGCCCGACATTACAGAAAAATTTGAGTCAGGTTTTAAAACTTATATCAGAAAAATTGGGCCTGCAATTTATTTTAATAACCGATCAATCTGATATTGTTGGTGATAAAGAATTCGGCGTTATTAAAGGCGAAATTTATGAAGTAAAGCCAACAGAAATTCAATGTCCTGAATGCGGAATAGCTTGTCTTTACTCTTATGTAAAAGACCAGACAGAAATATTTAGATGTAAGAATTGCGATTATATGGAGTAAAAATGAAAATTTTATGTATTAAAGATGTTATAATGCAGGATGGAGAAATTGCTTTTTATAAAAATAAATCATACTTTACCTCATTCGATCCAGATAAAATAAATTTTAATATTATTGACCATGTTGGGTTGTTTGCGGTTAATAGTGAAATATCCTTAGAACATAATATGACAAGACATTTTTTAAAAGAACATTTTTCATTGGATAAACATGAAGATAAGACAGTTATAGTGGAGTAAAAATGAAAATCGTTATAATCTTAAATGGTTATCCACGTAGTGGTAAAGATAGCTTTGCCAAATTTATAGGCCAGGCTTTGTTAGATAAAGGCGTACAAACCGATATTGTCAGTTCTGTATGTAATGTTAAAGATGCGGCAAAAATTTTGGGTTGGGATGGCGAAAAAACAGAAGTAAATAGAAAAGCTTTGTCTGATTTAAAAGATTTGTCTACAAAATATTGGGAAGGCCCATTCAATTTAATGTCAAATTGTGTCATGAAGATGAAAGAAAATCATTGCTTCGTATTCATGATTAGAGAACCAGAAGAAATTGAAAAATTTGTAGCTAGATTTCCACAATCAGTTTCGGTATTTATGAAAAGAGATGAGGCGAAAATAGATTGTCTTAATCACGCCGATCAAAGCGTAGAAAATTATATTTATGATTATTACATTTACAATAACGAAGATTTAAAAAATTTATCAACTCAAGCACAGTTATTAATAGAAAGGATAATTTATTATGGACAAACTAGATAAGGAAAAATTAGACTTGCTCCAAGCCATGGCAATTTTATTTGAAGAATACGAAGATGTTGCCAGTCATACAATTGATTGCAGTATTAGCTTTGGTGACGATCCTTGTGAAGTACATTACTACAGTCCAGAAGAAGACAAGCCATTTTGCACAAGGTATGAAGAATGAAAATAGAACTAGAAGAAAATCAAGCCGCTTTGATCCTAACCCTTGAAGAAGATGGAGAAAGCTGCAATATGAGAATTGTTTATGACAGAGGCCATGACGATTTTCTACCAATTAATATCCAAATGTTATACGCTGTTGCGGAATTATTTCAAGGCAGTGAACAATTTATGGAAAGTATTCATAAAACAATTGTTGAAATTTTTAAAGAACCCACAACACATTAGGAGCGGTTATGGAAGTAAAGGTTTTAGGTGAATATGGTTATGAATTTGCAAGATATGGATTTTCTCTAAGTTTTAAAGAGAGGTCTATTAAACCAACTGATTGGATGCTTTGCCCTAAAAATTGTCACAAAGAGTGCAGCGATTGTGATATTTTTGAAAGGCAGCAACATTATGATAAAGTTTTAATTAAAAATGCAAATAGAGAAGGGGGCCACAATAAATTTTTAGAACACATATCTGTTTGGCTTGATGTTGAAGCTCCGTTAGAACTATGGAAGCAAATCGACACCTATCGGGTCGGTCCAAGTAAACAGTCAGAGTCAACAATGCATACTTTAGATAAAAGAGATATGGCTGTTGAAGATTTTGATTTAGACGAAAAAGAACTAGAAAAAGAATGTATTTTAGACCCAACTGACATTGGGGACAAAAACCCTAGCTTAAAGCATATTTTAGGTTTATATTTGCAATATCTTAATTTTATGCCGTCAAGAATTAAGTCGAAACTATTACCTCAAGGTTACAAACAAAGGCGTGAAATTGTTTTAAACTACAAAGTATTGCGACATATTATCAACCAAAGAAAGGGACATAAATTACCTGAATGGCAATTTTTTATTAAATCAATTTATGAGCAAATTGAAAGACCAGAACTATTGCCCGAATACCCATATGAAAGATAAATATTATAAAAATATGACATTCTGTGTCTTTGAAGAATGTACGTTCTATCAAGATTGTGGTAGGAGATTAACAGAAAAAGATAAAAAAGATGCCATTGAATGGTTTGGGTCTGACAAAGCCATAATTCAAATTTATCTTGATAAACCATATTGTTTTGAAGGAGAAGATGAAAATATACTGTGATTATGACAGCACTCTTAATACCTTAGCTCAGGCTTGGACAGATTGGGCAAATAGGCTTTATCATACTAATATTACTACAAAAGACATTTTGCACTGGAATTGGATGGGAGAAAGATTCGGAGGAAGTGTTAATGATTTTTGGAAAAATGCCGATATTTATAAGAATGATGTTGTCACCGTACTTCCTGGTTCAATTCCTTTTATAAAAACCTTACAATCTTTATTTGGGAAAGAAAATGTATTTATTGTAACCCATTCATGGCCGGGAACAGAAGTAGAAAAAGACAAACAAATTAGAAGAAAATTTGGTTTTATAAATATTATTCATGAAGCAGATAAATTTAGAGTAACAAATGATGGGATTTTAATTGACGACAGAGCCTGTACAGTAGGCTATCATTGTCAGATAAATAAAATGAGAGGAATTGTATTTAACAATAACAACAATTACGGTTGGTCAACAAAAGAATTTATTGAAGATTTTGAAACAGTACAGACCTTAGTTAGCTTTAAACAAAGCTATGAAGATACTTTCGAATATTTGGTTAAATTATATAAAGATGGTGTTTATTAATATGAAATACATGGGGAGTAAAAGGAGAATTGCAAAACACATATTGCCAATAATTTTAAAAGATAGAAAAGAAGAACAATGGTATGTAGAACCATTTGTCGGTGGTGCAAACATAATTGATAAAGTAGTTGGTAATAGGATTGGAGCAGATTGCAATGGATATTTAATTGCTCTTTTAAAAGAAATGCAAAATGATGAAATGATTTTCCCTTTATTGGGGAAGAAAAATACAAAGAGATCCGGCAGAATAAAGAAAAATATCCAAGTTGGTTAGTAGGATATGTTGGCTTTCAATTATCTTTTGGCGCTAAGTTTTTTGGTGGATATAGAAGAGATAGCAAAAGTGTCAGAAATTATGAAAATGAAGCTATGCAAAATTTAAAAGCACAACAAAATTTAAAAGCACAACAAAATTTAATAAAAGATGTTTTATTTTATTGCAATGATTATAAAAATATTGAAATTCCTAAAAACAGCATAATTTATTGTGACCCCCCATATAAAAATACTACTGGGTATAATAATAAATTTAATCATAATGAGTTTTGGGAATGGTGTGAATTAAAATCAAATGAAGGGCACAAAGTTTTTATATCAGAATATAAGGCCCCAATAAAATTCAAATGTGTTTGGTCAATGCCAGTAAAGACAAAAATTGATGTAAATTCAAAGAAGAATAGCATTGAAAAACTTTTTACAATTTAATACAAGAAAGAAAATATTGTAGATACTGTCAGGAATGGCCTTAACACCGCTTAGGTTAGGCGATTGGTATATTTAGCATACCTGACTATGGAAGGTAATAAAAATGTCTTAAAACGAATTGAGGAGGGCGGGTTGGAATGGATACAAAAATAGATGCGTTTAATCGTACATTTTCAATTTTATGTGTTTGTGTAGTAACTGGATATATGGCTAGCGTTGGTTATGAAGTTTCAGACATTAGCATAATTGTAGAAAAGCTCGCATATTTAGCCGGGGCTTATATCGGCGTAAAAGAAGTTGGAAATATCATTGCCTCAGTAAAGGAGAACAAGCAATGAAAGTATTGCTTTATCAAGGAATTAGTGTTGTATCAAAAATAATCAAATGGCAGACAAGAAGTCAATATAGCCATGCCGCAGTTGAACTAGATGATAGCAGTGTTATTGAATCCTGGCATAAGGGAGTAGAACACGTTAAAGATTATCGAACAAATCATACTAGCGGAACAGTTGTTGATGTTTTTGGGATTAAAGCTCCATCAGAAAACATCGACCTTGCCGAATCTATTTTTCTAAAACAAGTTGGAAGAAAGTATGATTTTCAAGGAGTATTCAATTTTGTAACAAGAGAAGACATTAATGTTGATGAACGCTTGTTTTGTTCTGAATCAGTTATGACTGGGTTTAATGAAGCAGGTATTTATTTGCTGGAAAGGATTAAACCAAATCTCGTTTCCCCACGTGATATTCATATTTCACCCTTGCTTTATTTTATTGAGAAAAGAATTGTATAGAGGTAAGTTATGAGAAAAGAAGAATTAAGTAGAGAAATACTGGCTGATGAGGCATGGAAAATGGAGTTAGGCGATCTTTGTGAAAGAGTTTTGAGATATAGTTATACTCCGGGTATTCATGACGAAATTTTGCTAGAAAGATGTAGAAAGCATGATATTGGAGAAAAACAAAATCATCCTAATGAACGTTCTTGATCCATATTTTATAAAAATTGATGAAACCTTAATTCCTTATCTTGGCGATATGCTAACTGAATTGTGTGAGTGCAAGTTAGAGGTTTGTCTAATCCCATCGCAGAATGACAGCACAAGAGAAGATGGAGGCATGATCAGAGTCTGTATTGGTAAAAATCCGGAGTGGTATAGTAATTTATGTTCTTCATATATTAGAAAATCAAAAAAGATAAAGAAACAAAGAACGATTATTAAAAGAAAAAATGTAATTGAATTGTTAGAACATATGATAAGAAATGGCTACAGCAAAAGTAAATATTGTGATTATTTGGTTAAAATTGCTACAGATAAGAAACAAGTTGAAGACCAGTACACATTAAATCAATTTGAACCATGGAATGATCAATTTTGAGGACAATTATAGCTGGATCAAGATCAATTGAAAGTTATATAGAATTATTAAAAGCTATCTCTAAAATTGATTTTAAAATAACAGTTGTAATAAGTGGTGGAGCACATGGTGCAGACAAATTAGGCGAAAAATATGCAAAAAGACACGGAATTCCATTAGAAATATATGAAGCCAATTGGGATAGATATGGTAAAGGAGCGGGGCATATCAGGAATTCTTTAATGGCTGATAAAGCAGAAGCGTTGATTTGTTTATGGGATGGAAAGAGCAATGGCAGTGCTAATATGATTAAAAAAGCAAGGGTGAATAATTTAATTACTAAAGTTTTTATTAAAGGAATGGAAGGGGAAAAATAAATGACAGTGTGGGTCAATGTTTTGAGAGAAGACAAGAGTTTGCCAATGCCAGAATTTAATTATGAAGGAGACGCAGGTTTTGACTTAAGAAGCGCAGAAGATGTTGTTATTTATCCAAATATGCCGTTACCTGCTAAGATCTCTACTGGAATGAGATTTAGTATCCCTCTAGGATATTGCATGGAAGTTCATTCAAGAAGTGGATTAGCGGCTAAAAATCACTTGTTTGTAACCAATGGCCCTGGCATAATTGATAGTGTCTATACAGGCATTGTTTACGTATTATTAACTAATTTGGGCGAAGATCCTGTTCATATCAAACACGGTCAAAGGATTGCACAAGGCATTATTAAGAAATTGCCAGAAGTTATTTTTAAAGAAGTTGATACTATTAAAGAAACTAAAAGGGGTGATAAAGGATTCGGAAGTAGCGGTATTTAAAATCTGGTATTAACAATTATCTTAGAAAGGCAAGGTATGTACCTTGCCTTGTTTTGTCTTAGGAGGTTTTTTATAAAATGAATGATTTCCAGAAATATATCCATATTTCTAAATACGCTAGATATTTAGATAAAGAAAAAAGAAGAGAGACATGGGAAGAGACAGTCAGTCGATATGTCCAATTCTGGGAAAGAAAATATCCAGAATTAATTATGGGCGATTTTAAAACAGAGATGTTTAATGTCATTTATAATTTAGAATCAATGCCTTCTATGCGAGCATTAATGACATCAGGAAAGGCTTTAGAAAGAGACAATGCCTCTGGATACAATTGTACTGGTTGTGCTATAACAAACCCAAGGGTTTTTGACGAATTGTTTTACTTGCTTATGTGCGGCTGTGGCTGCGGATTTTCAGTCGAAAGACAATATATTGTAAAACTACCTGAAGTGCCAGAAGAATTTTTTAAAAGTGATACTATTATATCAGTAGCAGATTCAAAAATAGGATGGGCATCAGCGTTAAGAGAATTAATAAGTTTGCTTTATGCCGGTAAAATTCCTAAATGGGATTTATCTAAAATAAGGCCCGCTGGAGCAAGATTGAAAACATTTGGTGGAAGAGCAAGTGGTCCTGATCCATTAAATTCATTATTTAATTTTGTTGTAAAAACATTTAAAAATGCTACTGGTCAAAGACTTAACAGTTTAGAATGCCACGACATTATGTGTAAAATTGCAGATACAGTTATTGTCGGTTCAGTAAGAAGGGCGGCGATGATTAGTTTCTCTAATCTATCAGATGATAGAATGAGAAGAGCAAAGAAAGGGGAATTTTGGTTAACTGCTCCTCAAAGATCATTAGCTAATAATTCTACAGCATATACAGAAAAACCAGATCTCGACGCTTTCTCAAAAGAATGGAGAAATCAATACATTTCTAAATCTGGAGAGAGGGGAATCGTAAATAAAATAGCTTTAAAGAAAAAAGCAGAATCTTGTGGAAGGGAATATGAAGGAGATTATATTTTAAATCCTTGCGCTGAAGCTATTTTAAGAGATTCAGGACAAATGTGTAACTTATCAGAAGTTGTTATAAGACCAGAGGATTCATTAGAAGAATTAAAAAGAAAAGTAAAATGGGCGGCAATTTTAGGAACACTCCAGTCAACCTTAACCGATTTCCGTTATTTGAGAAAAATATGGAAAGATAATATAAAAGAAGAAAGATTACTTGGAATTTCATTGACTGGCATTATGGACCATCCAGTAATGAGCGGAGAATGGGATAAATTCGATGATACTGTATGGGATCATTCAAGCTTTTGCGGTACATTTTCACTAAAAGAAGTCTTAGAAATATTAAAACAAACGGCAAGAGAAACGAATGAAATATGGGCAAATAAATTAGAAATAAACAAATCAAAACAATTGTCTTTAATAAAACCTAGCGGAACAGTTTCACAACTCGTTAATTGTTCTTCTGGAATACACCCTCGAATGTTCCCTTATTACATTAGAAGAGTCAGACAAGATAAAAAAGATCCATTGTCTAATCTCATGATTGACCAAGGTGTTCCATTTATAGAAGAACAGGATAAATATATTTTCTCTTTTTATATAAAATCACCAGAAAATGCTATAACTTCTGATAATGTAAATGCTTTAGATCAATTAGTATTATGGAAAATATATCGTAATTATTGGTGTGATGGGAATCCAAGTCAAACAATCTACTATACAGATGACGAATATTTTGCTATAGCTGATTGGATATGGAAAAATTGGGATGAAATAGGAGGTCTTTCATTTTTTCCTAAAAATGATCATTGTTATGAAAATGCACCATACCAACAAATTACACAAAAAGAATATGAAAAGGCTATCTCAACCTTCCCAAAAATTGACTGGACTCAATTAATAAATTATGAAAAGGAAGATTTAACAACCTCTAATCAAGAGTTCGCATGTAGTGGAGGAAGTTGCGAAATTTAGTCCTTGCATTTATTTTGAAAACGTGGTATAAAGATAGTTATGGAAACAAAAGTTAAAGAGTTGGTATAGAAATTAGACATCTATTAACAGCAAGAGGACAGAAATGGCTGAGATTAAAATTGTTATTGATGAGAAAAAACTAAAGGAGCTTATTTCAGATCATCTTTACGATCTGTTTGGAAGCCTTACTTTTACTGAAGAAGAAATTAGTATAATGGTAAAATCTAAACAGAATTATAAAAGTGAGTGGGAGAAAGCAGATTTTAAAGCAGAAATAAATAAAAGTTTTTAACCATGACAAATCAAGAAATAACAATTTTAACCTCAGTTAAAACAATCTTAGAATACTTGGATTCAAAATATGGTTTTAAACTAAACTCAGTAAGGTTTCACAAACTCATTAAATCACAAGGATTCCCCGTAACTAAAATTGGAATCAAGTATGCGGCAAGAACTGATTTTATTGACAAGTGGATTGACGATTTATTTAACAATAAAATTATTGAAAATATTAGAAATAGATATGATTTAGTTAGAAAACCTGAAAGAAAAGGACCAAGTAAATTTATTGATAAGGTAAAATACAGATACCCTAAAAAGAGAGGTAGAAAAAAAACCTGGAAAGAAGAAATAGATACTAAAAGTTGGGAATTTTTTCTTAAGAAAATAGATTTGGTATTGCCATGGTATGATAATAAAAACCGAAACATGATTTATTCAAGTGCTAAGAAGCTGATCTTAAATAAATGTTCAGTTACACTTATTGTGAATGTTATAGAGCAATGTATGTGGGCTTCGTATCGTGAAGCCCTTCATGCATATCAAAAAGAAGGCACACCTTTTCTTAATTTTAGAGAAAGAAAGAAATTTGGGAGCTGGAAAGAAAAAGTAAGGGGGAAATTAACAATTGGAGATAACGTCTCAATTAATAAAGAAGATAAACCAATTAAAGAATGACAATTACGTTCCTTTAAAATTACAGTTTAATGAAAGTACGTATATTAAAATTTTAGAGGAATGTAATTTTATAAAGAAAGAAAACGGAGAATATATTTGGTATTCTCCTAAATTAGTAGAAACGAGTTCTAACACACCTGGGGTCAATACATTTTTTGGCCTGCCATTTGTCATTGAAGACGAAGGTTTCGATTGGGCTATAGTTTCAGAGGAGAAAAGTAATGGATGAAATAGATAAGTTGGGTATGAAAGCAAATCTAGTTAATGAAATTTGCGGATTAAATCACGGCCATTGGGATTGTCCAGATCCACAAGCAGTTGATTATATTGTAGCACCATTTGGATATAAAGTCGGAGACATAGAATACATGCAAACACAAGAATTTGCTATTCCTGTTTGTAAGTGCTGTGCAGAAACATTATATAGCAATGACAAGGAGTGGATTCTGTACTATTGTATAAATTGTAATAGCTCGCAATGGATAATTAGACAATTGATGGGCATTAACAGCCAAAGACCAATGGTTGAATGGCTTGACGAATGCCCCAAATGTAAGGCTCAGACTTTATAAAATCTTACATTATCAATCTGTTTGACGAAACTTGTTTTGGTCGCCCATTTAGGTGCGCTAATGCTAATATCGTAATAACTATTAGCATTAGCGACTTCGGTTATATCTTTTCCAAACCAAGCCTTAGCTTTTACTCTATTCAAAATAACAGCAGCAATTCCTGTCTTAACTTCTTTACTTGCGCCTCTAGCTTCTCTCCAAATCATTAAAGCTAAAAATACAGTATCGGCTATTTTTAATAATTCCATTTCTCACATTTGGCAATTTATACAAACGCAACCACAATAAATACATTTTTCTTTATTGCTGCCATTCTCAATTTCAAAAACCATACCACAATTTTTGCAAATATAAATTATCATTTTCTCCCATTTTCTCTCAATATAGAATCCATCATATCTGTTTCTAAACTTTTAATTCTAGCCGCATTATTTTTTATATCTGCTTCTGCCTTAACAATCGTCAAGTTTTCCATTGATATTGAATTACTCAAAACACCAAAACCAGTTTCCATTTTGTCAACTCTTTTAATTATATATCCCTGCATACCTACCATTATCACTACTGCGATTCCAATTACCCATTGAGTCACAGTAAAGCGTGTACAGGTTTCGACATTACAGCTTTTCACCATAGTCATTCTCCTTATATTCTATAAGAGACAAAGCTTCATATAAATAACATCTTTCCAAAACAAGATTTATCTCTTTTTTATTTTCAACTATAAAATCATTATCCATAATTAATTCATATATTATCTGTTTTTAAATACCCTCTGCCATAAATTGTACAATTACCACAACTGACACATCTTTTTTTGTCTTTTGTGAATTTATACATTTACAATCCTTGGTTAAATTATCACCACTCAGCAGCATAAATTGGGACATAGCCAAGTAAAACTCCACTTGAGTTATAAATAGGCCAGGCTTTAGATGTTGCTCCTGATGGTGTGTTGGCATTACTAGTGGTATTCCCTACTCCCAATCCATCACCAGCTCCAAGAGACAAAACATTAGCCGCTGTACGACTCAGAGTTACATCTACTGCTGTCGCTCCACCAGCACCAAAAGACATAACTCCATCGCCAGTTAAATTAAATGTAGGTTGAGCATCTAAAGTTCCACCAGTAGATTGATGAACTCGAAGAACAATATTTGCCCCACCTCGGACTACTTGGATATAATCATTGTCCACAATTCTAATATAATTATCTTCATCAGCCATCCAGCCATTGTAATTATCAAAAAATTCAAAGATTGTAGTTGTTGAGTTATTAGTAATATTAGATGCTGTAACTGGACGAAAATCATTTGACATTTGACCACTTGTTATATATGTATAATAAGCAGTCGCGGCTATTGTTCCACCTTTAAGACCTCCGTCTTTACATCTTAAAAACTCCACATTGATACAATTAGAAAGATCAAACGCTGGGATGCCTGCTTCAGTAGCAAATGAACTACGATCAAATAGAATACCTCTAGGAATTTCCCCACCTTCATTAGAAATTTTTAAACCTACTGCTCCGGCATCAGGAGATGGGTAGCCTATGCTTTCAATATGATGACGGACAAAGCTATAACGTCCACCTGCAGCAACATGAATCCCATGTAAACTATTAGCTTCGGTCACAACATCTATAAGCGTAACACCAAACGGACCACTGTTAACATCAGCTAAAGCTTCAGTTAAATTACCATCGAAATGGATGCCTACCTTCCCACCCCAATAAGCACCACCTTTAAAATTCATAGTAGTGCCATCAGCAACGTATGCCTGGTACTCTGTGTTGTCCCAACTATTCACGTTGTCTATTGAAGTTTCAAGACATCTTATCAGATAAAGGCCTGCATTAGTAAATCCAGTAACTTTAAGCTCTTTAATGGTCATACTCTGTGCAACACCGTAAAGAGCCAGCCCATTAGTCCCTGTCCCACCTCCATCAAGATACAAATTAGTAAACTCAAGTCCCCTGGTCCAGTTAGCAGGATGCTGAACCTGAGAGTAGGTATTAAATATCGGAACAGCCGCAGTTGATACTAATTTCCCATTTCTGAAGATCCAATCTAGTCTAGGAGTAGAACCTGCTCCTGGGTCTGGTAAAGTGAGAACTGTCCCTATTCCATATCCCAACACACCACTTGCAGAAAAATCAAATATCCGATTAGTTGAAGTTCCAACTGAATCAATCATAGACTGAAGTTCTGTACTAACATCTGTGCCATCACCAATACCAACCCACCATCCAGCATATAAAACAGTATCGGGATAACCAGAAAAATCAGTCACTAAATTTGCCCCAATCCAATACTGCCCAGGAGAAGCAACAACCCCACCAGTTATAACTAATGTCTCGGTTCCGCCTCCAGCAGTACCATCAAAATAACCGCCTTCAGAAAGATTTAATATCCCATTAACTGTTAATGTAACCCCATCTGCTAAAGTAGTTATACAACCCTTAACACCTCGTAAAGTCAGTGTTGTAGGGGAAGCCAGATCAGCACTAACTGTATTATCTACATCAAGGGCTAAAATAGTTTCTGTTGCGCCGATATCGGTTAAAGCAGCGCTTAAACTGCCTGCATAATCAGCATATAAATATTTTATCCCTTCTTCTCCAACATTATGCAAATCCCACCATAAATTTCCGGGATTAGAATCGGGAATAATAACCCATGGGGAATTTTCAACAGCTCCAACACTCTCTTTCAACAAATATTGTCTAGCTCTACCAGCAACATATGTTAAAGCGACATCGCCTGCCGCTAAACTAGCGCCGTCAATAGCGTCTAAATTACCTGTTCCCCCAGACCAGGCACCTCCACCAATTAACCCCGTTGTTTTATAAAAAGTAGCCATTAATTACCCCCTAAGTCATTTTGAACGTTAGTTATGACCTTATTTTTCATTTCATTAATTTGTGTTTTTAAAACCTGAATTTCTTCATTGGCAAGTCTTAAATTTATTGTCAATTCCCCTACGATTTGAAGAATTTTATTTAATTTATCTTGGTCCATATCTTCTCCCCATTAAGCTGTTGCTGCAACTAAAACATAAATTGTTGAACCACCAAAATCAACTTCAACTGTCCCTACCGGAGTCGTATTAGATCCTGTAGTTCCGGCACTATGCATAACGTCTTGAGTTAAAACCTGAAGAGTTGTTAGCCCAGAAATAGAACCACCTGTTATACTAACATTGTCAGAAGCTTGTGTAGAAATACTACCAATACCTAAAGTTGATCTTGCCGCAATATTATTCGCATCATCTAATAAAGTTCGCGCAAAGGGAGTTATATCTGTTTCTGCCGCTGTATTTGCAGCAGTTGTATATACCATCTTATCGGCAGCAGTCCCCAACCCTGCAATACTTGTTAAAAACACATCGTAAGCTTGAATATCGACTCCAATTTCTAAATCAATAGAAGCTAGAAAAGTAGCTGTATCTTCAATCGTTAATACCTCACCTGTTGGGACAGTAATACTCCCTTCAAAATATGGAGCTGTCCCATCAGTATAAATTTGGAAGACAACGCCGAGTACAGAGTCATAACCTATTAACCCACTTGGGCTAATTTGAACATAATTACTTCCAGTATATGATTTTATTCTTTGATTTGCAGAATCTATTTCAACTCCATCAACAGATAACATTGTTGATGTCAGAGTGAAGCCACCAATAGTTCCACCACTAGCATAAATAGACTCACAATAATTATTTCCACTCTCATCAATTCTAAAAGGAGCTGTTGAAGGCGTAGCTCCACCCGCCCAAATTCTCCAATCCGTAGCCCCAGTTACTTCACTATTTAAACCAACTAAACCATTACTAGCGGTAAGACTATATTGATTTGCAGTAAACCCACATAATTTATTCACTCCTGATCCGTCTAATCTTAATATAGAAACAGCATTTGAATCTAAAATTTCAAGGCCATAGTCATTTGTCCCCAAATCTCCTATTTTTAATCTAGTTGTCCCATTTTCAACAAATTTTTGAATAGGCTCATTAGGATCAAAATAAATATAATTTACCCCTGCTCCAATTCTAAAAACACCCTTAACTGTATTTTGAGTATTGCCAGTACTAGTTGTTGAATCTGGCCCAGAGATCATAGGTGAATAAACTTGAGCAGAACTGGTATCATCTAAAACTGTTAAAGTAGTAACAGATAGGTCTGCAAAATCATCTAAAGCTTCTTTAAACTGAATACAATTTATACTTATTCCACTAGCTCTGGTAAAAGAAATAGAATCAATCAAAGCCGTATATGTTCCACCATATTTAGCAGAACTAATTGTTATAGCATCATCAGGATTTAAACCAAGTAATTTATATTTCCCAGAAAAAGAAATATTAGCTTTTTGTAATAAACGGCGTTGATAATACAAAATTCCAATTTTTTGCGCTACATCTGAATTTTGTATAAATGGGATATTTAGGTTTGATGTAGATATATCATCAGTGCTTGTTTTTGCAGGAACCAAAACTTTAATAAATTTGTCTTGAGCTTCATTGGTTTGTTGAAATGAAATATATCCAGAATCAGATTGAGTTTGTGTGACAAGGTTATAATTAAAGGAACCCATTCCAACAGTATTGGGGTTAATTACAATAGCTTCATCAATTGTTTTTTGGCTAGCTTTAATTAAAGGTTGTAGTTCTATTTTATCATTAACAATTAAAGTAGAATGACAACAATTTAACAATTCGCCCAAAACTTCTGCTTTTGGCCTTTTATAATAATAGGCATAATTAAATAAAATGCCTTGACTGTCATATGTTGCTTTTGATGTAATAAAACTATCACCTATATCAATACTAGGTACGCCCATATCAAGCAAAACGAACTTAATTGCATCTGCTGGATTATGAATATTAGTTGTATTGGACTTATCAAATTGACATGGGATATCAAGGAAAGTATCTCCCTGCATCCACAATCCATTAGCATCAGCGTCTCCATCTCCATTGCTATCTGCAATTATGGCTTGAAAAACAGAATAATTTGTTGAATTCAGGGTTTTAGAAGTTTTGCCAAATGTATAAGAACTAGCATCCCATTCAGACTTAGCATTCCCCCATGCTCGTGGAGATCTGACTTTATGGATATTATAGTCATATCCTGCCTCTCCGAGCAAATAATACCTTTGGTTCGTTATATAAATTGAACGCAAAGGTATATAAGCTTTCCCAATAGGTACTGGTACACAAATATTATCATCGTTCACATCAGAACTAATACTTAATTCTTTAACTAATTTAGTATTTGGGTAATCACCACGTAAATATTTTTGTAACCAATCCTCGCAGGTAAACTTTATTTGATTATATACTTCTTCAGATCTTCTAATATTAAATTTAAAAAAACGAATAATTGCATCATCAGTACCGTTGCCAACGATTAACCTTATCAAAAGTGTGGCATCAATAAAATCAGCAGCAGTTAAAGACGCACTTGCATTGCCAACAGAAAAAGACATTTCACTAGGCGCAATTATACCATATTCTGACCTAGACCGATTTAAAGTTACGCCACTAAATGTTTCTGGTACAATTTTAAACGCATAAACGTCTGTATTAGCCCAAAAGTCAATGCCAGCAGCCCATGATATGCCAGAAGCCCAAACACCGCTTAGAGAAGCGTTTAGGGTCGTTAAATCACTATCTGCTTTGGTACTCCACAAATACTTAACATTTGCAGCAGTAGTTATTTCAAACAACCAGTCAATGGTTTTATAATTTGAATCAACTAAAGCTTGTTTTGTTGTATTAAAAGTTATTGACATTTTAATCAGCGATCCTACCAACTACTTTTAGTCTTACATCAGGAATTGTATGAAGTCCAGGAACAGAAATGCTCCTATTAAGCTTGCCCGCAAACCTTACAACATATGTATGACCTCCAGCATCGGCAGGGGCAGTCCATTTAAATGTCCTTGACATACCATTTCCTTTAGCTGCGTCATGATAAAAATCAATTATTGTACCGGCATCACTAGAATCTTTATTGTTCCATCTCAGAGTAATAAAAAATATTGACGTATTGGATAAAGCTATTCTTTCTTCACTTCCGTCATCACCTGTTAATATCACCGCCGATTTTTCCCCTTCTTCAACAATGACATCGCTTGGGCTAACACTTAGTGTTGTAGTTGAGTAATCTGGGGTAACAGTACTTAAATAGTCATAAAGCTCTTGATTCGCCATTATACACTCCCAATAGCACTAATTAATTCTACATCTCCACTTCTAATAGCAGAAACAACAAGATCAGAAATAGTCTTATCCCCTATTTTAATAGTCAAGTTAATTCCACCTTCTCCAGGGATTAAATATGGTTCAATAGCTTTTAAAATACCTGCTCCAATTTTTTCACCATCAACTAAAACATCGGAAGTGCTGACAACAAGATTTCTTAAAGTTCCACTTGGTCCAAATAATTCATTATACAAATCTTTATAATCGGTTTCATCACCAGTAAAATTCTTTAAAAATGGCAGATATTGTGAAGATACAAAATCCATCAATGAATTTGTTGCATCCGTATCCCCAGATCTTGATAAGCCCAATAATTCATTATACCTATTCTGATATTGTTCAACGCTTTGAACAGGAGCGAGGTCACTAAATTGAATATTGTTCACAAAATCAAGATAATCCTTTACAAGCTGAATCATCGGATTTACATCAAGAGATTGAGACGTTGCTTTAATTTGATCTACTTGGACTTTATATGCTTGATTTAGAACTCCAAGATTCATGCCCAAACTATTAGCTAAAGCAGTTTGTTCTTCATACCACTTATTCAATTGCTTGAGTTGGTATTCAGCATCAGTCATGGTATTTTTGTCAATTATGTCCTGCCAACTTGCTTGCAATTCTTTAATTTGTGTAATATAATCAAAAATCGCCTGAATTCCACTCATAGCTATATCAATATTTTCCAAAGCCTTTGTAAGACCTGCTTCGTCAGATATTTTCCCTATTTTCATTATATCCAATGCATCTGTCAAAGCGGCTTGAATTTTGTTTTTAGCAATATTAGAAAAAACAGAAAGATCTAATTCATTAAAATCACTTTGTAATGCTTTTCTCATAATGCCAACACTACCAGAAATTAAGGGAGTGATAACACCAGAAGTAAATGCTTTTACAACATTAGCAACAGTTGCCTGTGCCTCACCAGCGTCTTCAGCCTGATAATATTGACCAATGGTAATTGCGCTAGATTTTGGCTTGTTGCCAACAATAGTACTACCAGAAGTAAAAGAGCTTTCTCGACTTCCAACGGCAACGGCACTAAAATTCTTTAAAAATGTTTCATATTGATTAGAAGCGGCTTTGCCGAACATTGAAATCTGACTAGAAAACATTGATGTTAGCTGATTCAAAGCAGAAGATAAAGAGCCTGTCAATGCATCAGCCGCTGGCGCAAAACTAGCACTGCCTCCTTTTCTATCATATGGAGTATTTTTACCTGTTTGGACAAATCCTTGACCAGATTTATAATCTAATGTATAATTACTATACATATAAGCGCGTTCTTTATTATTCCCAAATAAAGAGCCAACCCCCAAAGCACCTAACATTCCACCAAGAATTGCCCCGATACCAGCACCCCATGGACCAAAATAAGCTCCAACTTGTGCGCCTGCATATGCACCAGCGCCAGCGCCAGCGCCCTCAGCAGCAGATTGTCCAAAATCTTTACCATTTAATAAGCCCGCAATAAAAGTAGTGATACCAGCAGTCCAACCACCAAAGGCGGCACTTGACATGTTGGAAACACCAAATGCGGCAGAATCAAGGGCATTACCAAACATATTAGTTGAGGTAGTTAGGGAGTTTACAGACGATGCCATATTGGTAAGGCCCCAAGAAACACTACTTTGCAGTGCAGCCGACGATGCTGCATAAGAACCAGGATTTAAGACCTCATTCCCTAAAGACAATGCTCCAGGTAGATATGAACCATTAGAAGCCATAGCCGCAGAAGAAACGCCAGCCGCACCACCTAATGAACTTAAAGAGCTGCTTAAACTGCCGCTACTCCCACTCACCTGCATTTGAGTCTGACCCCAAAGCCAAGCACTCACCATTTCAGCAACAGCTTTTTTAAACAAATCATTTAAAGAATCAATATCAAATTTCCAATCATATAACCACTGAGCAGTTAGATCTTGTAGATTGTCATACATGTTCTCCCAAATTCTTTCTACCTTTTTTCTAAATTCATCATGTTCATATTCTAATTGCTTTATACCATTATTTTTAGCATCTAATAACGCTTCTTTATATTCTTTTGCCTTTTCAGTTGGGAAAACAGGTTGTTCTCCTTGTGCAATAAGTTTCTCATTTGCAGCTATTACGCCATTTAAAACCTCTATCATTTTCTCATATTCTATATTAAGAGAATGAAGGCCCTTTTGTAATGGAGTTAAATTCCCACTTTCATTATATTTATTAACAAATTCATCAAGCTTATCAGTTAATTTGCTAATATCTCCTTTAAGAATTTGAGCGTTTAAATCTTTAATTGTTTGCTCAAGTTTTTTGCCTTCGGGACTCGCTTTTTTTAAATATTCAGCCAGCAACTCCAAATTTTTATTATATTTTTGTAAAGCGCTGTCTCCTTTATCAAAAGCAGATGCTTGTGATTCCAGTCTATTTTGTAAAGTTTCTAAAGAAGAGTCTGCCTTCATAGCAGCTTTATTTTTATCAAACTCTATAGATGCAGCCATAAGATCAGCAGATAAATTCTTAGCGGCATTACCAGCTTTCTCAATTCTTAATCTCCATTCATCAGTAACTAATAAAGCCGCCATCTCAGAAGCTTTAGATTCATCCAAGGCCGAATCTTTTACTTTAATTTTATCAATTAATTGCTGAAGGTCGTTGATTGTTTTCTCATTATCAATACCTTTAGACGTAGCCATAATCATATCTACATATTTTTGGCTATTTTCCCCCGCCATAGCAATCGTTGCTTGCCATTCTTTACTAGCTAAAGTCGCGGCCATTTCAGACTCTTTAGATTTGTCCAAAGCCGCAGTTTTAATATTTAACGAATCAGCTAATTGCTGAAGCTTTTTTTGAGCAGTTAGAGAATCAATAGAACCGGCTGTTTTATTCACCTCTGCCGTAAGCTTCTCTAGTTCATTTCTTGCATTATATCCACCATCTTTTAAGCTATTTAAATCTTCTGCGAACTGTCCGGTAATCATTTTTGCATTAGCTTCAGCAGCAGCAGAATTGTTAGTTGATTCTTTTAGTTCTTCAAGTTTTGTTTTTAAAGAGGATAAATATTCTTTTACTTTCGTAGTTTTTTCAGAAATATCCGATGGGGATAGTGTGCCCTCAATTGCGGGGATTATTTCAGAGCTTATGGTACTACTTGTTTCTGTTTTACCATAGATAATTTGGTCTGACTTTTGTTTCCTCACTTCCATTTCAGCTTGCAATTGCAATGCTTTTTCAGCTTCTTTATTAGTCAATCCTAATTTATCAGCCAATTGGCTAAATTTATCTACTAAAGTACCTAAAAAACCCCAAGCCTGAAGGCCGGAAAAATAATAAACAAATTTCCCGCCTAATTCAACAAGGTATAGCATCCCGCTTATTAATTTACTTATTCCCTTACTTGTCATTGTTAATGAGCCATCTGCATTCATTAACAATGCGTTCCACTTTTCAGCTAAAGAAATAAGATTCTCATAAGTCCGCTTAAACCCGTCTCTTAAAATCCTATTGTGAATAGTCTCCATAGTAGAACCGATTACAGCCCAGTTGTGCTGTAAATCTTTACTTGCAGGGCCAAAACCAACAAGTAAAGCGCCTACCTTTTCTATTAACACACCTTGTTGTCGCCACGTAACAAGGTGAGATTTTATTTCAGGGTCAATTGACTGAAGGGTTTTGACTAAAATATTAGAATCTCTCAACTGGCCCTGAACCAAAGACCTGATCTCTTGTCTCATTTGGATTTCTTGGTTCTGGCCTTGGGTCAAGAGTTTTAAAGCATTTGCTATATTGGTGAATCCGTCCAATGTGCCTTGATTAGCAGTATCTATCTTTACAGAACCTTTAATAAATTGTTCTGCCATAATAGTTAAATCTCTGCCACTTGCAACAGTCCTAGCATCTAAAATTTCCATTGTTTGGACTAATTTTGTCGCTTCTTGCTTTGCCCCTGCATAAATTTCACCTACATTGCTTAAATTAATATTTCTGTCAAATGTAGTTAAAAATGCTGCCATGCTAGCAATACTTACTTGGTAATCTTCGACAGCTTTTAGACCTTTAACAAACTCATCTCTAACAGCCCTCAGAATAGCGTACATTGCAGCAATAGCACCGGTAGCAATAGCAAAGCCGGGGGCTGCTAACAAAACTTGTTTTGAAATAGCAACAGTATTTTGAAGATATGATTTTTGAGGCCCAAGACTGGCATTATATTCTTTTCTTGCCTGTTCAATCCCTCTGGTAAGTTGATTATATTGATTTTTATCTTGAGAAGCAGAGGCTTTTTGGGCGAACCTTTCCTGAGCATCATACATTTGCTGCCAGCTCTTCATTTGAGAAGTAGCTGCTCTTTGCACTGTTTGGGAATATTGATATTGAGCCTTAGCATCAGCCGCATAATAATCTTGAGACAATCTTTGTCTTTGCGTAAAAGCGGCCTTTTCTTCTTTTAATTGCTGTTGGTTTAAGGCTGTTTTTGATTTTAAAGAAGAAGAATCAAGCTGTTCCTGAAGTTTTAGCTGTTGCTGATTTAAAGCTGTTTTTGATTTTAGAATAGACGCATCGATTTGCTGAATTTCTTTTAACTGTTGTTGATTTAAAGCAGTCCTAGCTCTTAAAGTATCAGACATAGATTGTCTGATATATTTTTCATAATTCAAATTGCCTTGCATAATAGCAGCACTAGCTTTATCATTTGTTCTAATAGATTCAGCAACTGCTTTTTTTGTAGCCCTGTCTTTTTCAGCTATAAATTTATTATATTCTTCTAATTGACTGCTAGTAGATTTTTTAGCAGAAGCAATATTAATACTTTCAATTTCTCGGGCAGACCTCTCCACCTCTGCTTTTTGTTTTAACAAAGCGTCTTTAAATTGAGAAATATCAAGCTTTAATTGAATAAATATTTCGCCAAGTCGCATATTATACCAAACAATTAAAAGAATTCATAAATAATACCCCTAAAATAGAAAATGGCTAGGAAATAACCATTAAATTATTTCCTAGCCATTTCTTGGATTTGCCTCTTCTATCTTTTTAATATGATTGAAAATTTTCAAAACTTTTTCAAACGTTTTGACTCTATCCCCAACCTTCAATTCATCAATTAATTTCCAAATAGGCTCATGTTTTAATGCGACCGATTTTATGCCACCAAACCCACCAACCCAAATCCTTTGATCGCTTACTAAATTCCAAATCCTTATTGCGTCACCGTTAGATAACCAAAGACTCGGCATACATTCAGCACACGGAGGGTCTTGAAATTGGTGTATTGCAAGTTTTTTACAAGTCTTGCAATCAAATTTCTTAGTGGCTAACCTCTCCGCATACTCAATTAGTTTTTTACTTCTTCATCCTCAACCAAGTCCAGTTCCTTCTGTAGCTCGCCCAGACACTTATTAGCCCATTTAGCAAACACAGGACTGCCATAAAATAATTTGAGTTTATTTTCATCTGTACAAGGTATTGACTCCCCATTTTTTTGCATCAATGTCCACGTCTCAATTTGATAGCAGATAATGGCATCATTAAACTTCATCATGATATCATCATTACCATCAACATCAATTACACTGTCCATTCTTCTTGTAAGAGTGTTGGGAATATATTTCTGTTTTGACTTAAGACCTAATTTTTTTCTAATTTCTTGCATTTTTTCATCAGGAATAAGCCTGAAATTAACACTCTCAGTTTTATTTTCATCCCAATAAAATTCCCGTGATGGGTTCAAACATTCCAAATCCCACATAAATTTTTCTCTCCCTTTTTATGTTTCTCTTTATGGCACTTCTTACAGAATGTTTGCCCATTGCCAACATTCCAAAGTTCACCACAATTTTCAGCTTCTTCTATTGTCTTAATCTCGTTTTCTTTTATTATCTTAGCAAATTCTTTAATATGATGAGCGTTTAGATCACCGTTACCTCTAATAAGACACTTTTCACATGTAAAATCATCTCTGATAAAAACAAGATTTCTCCATTCTTTATATTTATCGAGCTTTCTTATTCTTTTTACTAAACTAGTAATTCCACCTTTCCAATTAGGATTTTTATCTCCATTCTTTTGCTTCACTAATTTACTTATTTTTAATTTATGTTCTTCAGTAAATTTTTTACCTAAATGAGAATCACTTATTTTCTTTTTACTTTCTTCTGTATGAGTCTTACCTAATAAAGAATTGCTAATTTTATTTTTGTCTCTTCGGTATGATGTTTCCCATAAAAGGGATTTCCTTCACCTACAAGACTAATTTTCAAAGCAACACTTATCTTTTTATTATGGATCTCTGGCCTATTTTTATTATAGTGCCCAGAGATATATTTATTCCAAACTAATTTCCATCTATCAAAGGAAACATGTTCTCCACAACCACAAGAATATAATGGAGACATTTTATTTTTTAAATTATCCAAATGTCCTTTTATAAACTTATGCCTTTTATTTGTTACAATTTCACCACAACCACACAAGCAAAATCTAATATCACCCATTTTTAATATCTCTGTAATATCACTGATTATAAAATAATAGGCAACAAGTTCAGAATACTTGCTTTCGGTTGGCCAACCTAGCCCATTACAATCAAATTATACCAACGTCATAAAACCAGAAACTTTGCAAGAAAATGAAGCAGTAACTAACTGTGATTTATCAGCATCTACGTTCCATTCCGTAATCCAGACATAGGATAACGGGTTAGTAGTTGATGGAGTATAATAACTGTTATCGTCTATATAGAAACGGATATCACTTACACTCGTGTTACTAGCATTGTAATTTCGTAATGAGGTCTGACCGTTAGCATCAGTACCGTCAAACAATCCGTTAAAACTAATAGTCCCACCATCACGTAAACCCGGACGAAATTGTTTCCATTCATCTCCAAATGCTGAAGTTTCCAACAGATCTGTGGTGACGCCTGACATTGACCACGTTCCCATTAAAGAAATACTATTTGATCCTAAAGTTACTTTACCATCAGCACCTCTATAAGATGTCGCCATATTTTAACCCTCCATATTTTGCAATTTCTTCACATGTTTATATAAAGCATATGTTGACCAATTTATTTCTAAAGTTGACAAATGCCCTATATCTATAGTCGTATCACAAAAAATACGATACCCATTCTGTTTCAATTTATAACAAAAACCAATATCTTCTCCAACAAGACTTCCTTTTTCATCTCTACCAAATTCAAACCAAGGAGGGTCTATCTTCAAAAAGACCTCAGTATTATACAATACGCAACCACATCCAGTAGCATCAATTTCGAGCAACTCTTTTCTTTCTCTCGAATCTAAAATATCCTCATCTGAAACATGGACATACATACTTGGAATCCCGCGATATAAAATACAATCAAATCCCGGATACCTACGATGAACTATAGAAGAAGTTACATCTTTATTATGAGATAAAAGTTTTTCAATCGTATCTACAGGGAATACCTGATCACTGTCCATCATCAATAAATGAGTACAACCATTTTCTAAAGCTCTTTCAACTAGCTGATTTCTAACATCAGCAATATTCATTCCACTATATTGAGGCCTTAGATATAAAAAACTCGGCTTTCGCATCATTACAAAACTATCAAGAAACGCTGCTGGGACCGTTGGGTCTACTAATGGAATTCCTATAGCAAGTTTAATTTTTTCCATAATTTCTCCCGAATTATAGGTTATTCAAAAACTCTTCAATTTCTTTATCTGTTTTATTTTGTTTCTTCAAAAGATAAAGACACTTATTTCTTTTTAATAGTTTATCAACATTTAAGCTTTTAACTGTTGATTCATGTGCTTGATGTAAAGTCAGTAGATCATCTCTTAAGATAAATCCTATCCCACTTTTTTCTACATCGTCCCTAAAGGCATCATCATCATAAGCATAGCCCTTACTAAATCTTTCATCAAATCCACCCATCTTTAAATAATTTTCTTTTGATAAACAACTACAAAAATGATATCTCGCATTCCTAAATTTTGTATGTTGATACCAAGAATGATGTTCGTATTTAAAACTATCAAAGGAATCAGAGAATAATTTAAATTTGTGGATATTCTCACAACCGCATACTATATAAGAATTTGGTTGATTGTCAAAGATCTTGTCAAACCCGGCCAGAATATTTTCTTTATGAAAAACTTCTGGATTTGTTATGCAAATATATTCACCGCTCGCTTTAGAAACACCTAAATTAAATAATGGAGCGGGGTTATGATTATTGATAAAATTAGATTCTACCAACTTGATATCAATATACTTATCGGCATTTTTAGTAAAAAACTTTAATATTTCTTTTAATTTATGGTGTTCTTTACCATCCTCTCTGTTTTTAACATCTTCAACAATTATTACTTCATAATCATCTCTATTTTTATAATGATGATAGTAAGACAACAATGTATTATGCAGCCATCCAGCCCTTTTTATATACGGGAATACTATTGAATATTTTTTACTCATTAATACCAGCCATTAATTTTAGAAGAAAATTGTCAAAGGTTTCAATATTTTCTTGTGTTACAATATTTTCGTATTCACTAGTTTTTTCAGCACCAGCAAACCAATGAATACCAACCGTATTCTCAAATAAATTAGAGTGCTTGCCAAAAATTAATTCAATTTGTCTCCAGTCAAATGGATAGACAGTTGTAAATGGAATATTATCAATTTTACATTCATGTTTTTCTGAAAAATCTTCAGTATTTTTTTTGTTATATTTAAAAAAAGAAGTAAATAAATCTCTCCCAATTGTTTGATATTGCAAATTATCTATTTTATTTATAGAGTTTACACACATATCAAACAATTGTTTAAAAAATTTATTATCCCCAGCACTTGCCAAAAATCCAATATTATGACAATTATAGTGATAACAAATTAGAGTATCTTTATTTTCAAATTTATTAAAAATTTTATCTACAGAAGAAGTATAAAAAATATCAAAGTCTGACCACAAGCCCCCAACAGATGAAAGCAAACTCAATCTTAATAAATCCGACTTATGAACTTCAGATATTTCTTTGGCTAATTTAAAATCAGTTTCAACCAAAGACACATTTTTTATATTAGCCAAATCATCAAAATAGTCCTTCCCTACAGGGCAATATTTTTTTTGTTCAAACCCATCCCATTTAATTTCTTTATTAATATTTTTAGGATAGTAAACAAAAATTTGCCAATCCGGGTTTAATTTAGAAAAAGAAACAACTGTCAAATATTTCATATAAGACAATGGTTTATTTTTACCCCAATATAGATGAATTTTCTTAGGTATCATTTATTCTCCCAAATCGCATACGTATTTTTGTCAATATTATCTGTAGATGTTTTAAACCCAAATTTTTTAAATACTCTATCTGGTATAAAACATTTGTGCTCTTGATATTTGTTTATTCCAGTGCCTTTCCAATCTGAATCTGGAGAGTTCTCCATCCATTCAAATATATTATTTTTCTGACCCAACCAATTGATGTTAATATTGTCAAAGAAATGAGATGGTGTATAAATAATAACCTTTTTTCTAGCCATTCTTTTCATCTTTTTTATAAGATTATAAGCTTCTTTAAAATCAAGATGCTCTAATATATCTAAGGCAATTACAACATCAATTGTGTTTATTCCAAATTCATATTTTGTTATATCGGCACAAATAGCATTTACGCCCAGCAACTTAATTTTATTTATATAAGGCTCATATATATCAAATCCAACAAAAGATTTACACCTTAACCCCATAACCTCTTGCAATACCCCGCATCCAAGGCTTGAAACAGAATCGTTTCCAGTTATTTCTTTTTGAACTAAATCACCTAGCCAATTCATAGTAAGCCTTAAATAAAATTAATATGTTTTGGTTTATCTTTGATACAATAATTTATGAATTCATTTTTAGCTTTATAAAGACAAGGATTTTTACATCTCAGATCAGGATTATGAGATTTAAACATATTGATCTTGTCATCACTCATCCACAAATCTTTGAACGATTGATTTTTTATAGAACCAATCTTCCCTTTTTTATTATACGCAAGTGTACAGCAAGTATAGACATTATAATCAGCCCCTACATAAGCAAGTAAATCTTTTGTAGGACAAAAATTATAGTCTTGAACTCCCTCAAACATGTCTTTCATTCTATCATTAAAAAGATTAAAAACAGTAAAATTATCATCAGATAGTTCTTGAGCTTTTTTAGCCAACTCAAAAGAATCTTCATATATGCCATCAAAATAAGAATAGCCATCTGGGGTAAAAGCAGCAGATATTCTAAAATTATCTACTCCAATTTCTTTAAATAATTTTGCTGCATCAAATATTTCTTTGTAATTATATTTGTTAACAACAAATCCTGCTCCTATAACACTATCTTTTTTGTATTTAACTAAATTTTTAATATTTTCAATAGTCCTGAAAAACATCTTTTTATTTACTTTTCTAAAAGATGAATATGTTTCTGGTGTAGCACAATCAACTGATATTCTAACCCAAGCTGAATCGCTTAAAATCTTACACAATTCATCATCTAACGCCATGCCATTTGAAACTAGAGCTAGTTCTAGTTTTCTATCTAATATATCTCTGAATATATTTTTAATTTTTGGGTGGACAAGAGGCTCTCCTCCTCCGGTTATTTGAATAGCTCTTACCCCCATATCAACACAAGAATCTAACGTTTCAACAATTTTTTCATAAGAAAGTAAGTCTTTATCATTAAATATTTCATTTGATTTATTCCCCTTCAAGCGATACGCACATGTTAAACAAGAATTGTTACACTTATTTGACGGAATAATCTGGACTTGCAATGGATTTGGTTGTTCTCCATCTTTAAACTGAATTAATTTGTCAAAGCTATGAATAATTTTGTATGGTGAATATTCCTCTTTAATCATTTTTCTCCCCTATTCCAAATTGCCGAAAACTCTTTATCTACTTCAACTGTCCCCAAATGTTTATTTGTACAACTCGTATCTATAAATATTTTATAGCCAGCTTGTTTAACTAAATTACAAAAATAAACGTCTTCACCAATATCGAATTGAATGTTAGGATCTGGATTTTTCATAAAAGAAAAATAAGGCTTTTTAATTTTGTTGAAAACATCCATATTAACTAATAAACATGCTGCGCCAACACTATCTACTTCAATTAACTCATTCTCTGGGACATTATCTATCGTTTTATAATTGTTTATCATACCATTAAAAGCACAGACTGAATATGGTGTAGTCCTCATAAAAGACAACCCAGATACAATAGGTAAGTTGTGTGAAAGTAACTTAATTATTGTATCTGGGTTATGTCGATGGTCTACATCAAGAAAAAGTATGTGCGTACAGTTGTATTTTTGTGCGGCGTCAACTAATTGATTTCTCATTGATGCCAGTCCTTGATAACCACCAGCTCTAAAAAATACGTGATTATCAGGCTTGCGCATAGCCATGAACGATTCAAAAAATTCAACTGGTACTGTATTGTGTGTTAATGGCACTCCTATAGCTAATTTTACGTCTTTCATTTTTCTCCCGATAATGAATGTTTTATTTTTCTTATCGGAAAATTATAAAAAGACTTTAACTTTTTTGAATAACAACGTTAAATTCGATTGAGTAAACCCAAGATTCATCTTCTTCTATCCAAAACGGGCCAAATATATTCTTTAACCCCATTCTATGACTATTATATCCTGTTATAGATAATTTATAATTATTAAACTGAGTAATTAAATAGCCTAAAATCGTACCTGCTTCAGAAGAAGAATTTATTGTATTAGAATGAATATTAAATTGGCAAGTGATGTCATCAATCGCTTGTGTCTGATCAGAAACTGAATTAAAAAAACAGTCATAAGAATGGTTAAATAAAAAATATCTAACAAATGGAAAGACTGGAACTTGTGGGGCCTTTACAAAATATAACCTGCTACCTATAGATGTATTAAAATTACTAGAAGCCGTTCCCCTTGAATAAATTGCAGTAGAAATAGAATTCATTATTTTCCTAAATATTTTTTAAATATATTTAAAATTTCAGATGTATTTTGCTTTAACTGTGGTCTCAAAAATGGCCTTTTAGCAGAATACCATGTCAGGCCCAACTCATGTCTGACACCGTTATCATTTGTAGTTCCAACTCTCCCAAAAATTGCTTGGATATTGTTACCATAAATAATTGGGCTTATTTTGCTATCTCCACTTTCTGCCCCACCACTTTCTCCCCCAGATGTCACCCAAGAAATAGACCCGTTCAAATCACCAGTATCTGGAGCAGGAGGAACACCAGGGACAGAAGCTTGATGCAAACCTTGTCCTGGGACTTTAGATGGCCACATTCTGCCCGTACCTTCAATCATAGAATCTCTAACATTAGCTGTCACGGCGACACAGCTTTCTTTAATTGCTTCTTCGCCAATAGTTTTAACAGCAGCCAAAACCTTGTCGTCAAACCAAACAGCTTTCATTCTACTTTCTTCAATTCTAATGATAGCGTAATATTCTTATTGGCGAGATTATCTACAAAATTTATTTGATATAATATACCATCACAAAATGCCCTATCTTTCTCTGTTACAACAATATCTTTTGGAAAATCACAGTTAAAATAATGCGTAGAAATAGTTTTTGTCGAATCGTTGACAAATCTTTCCCTGGCTTTAAAAGCAATAAGAGTCCCTTTTAAAGTCTTAATGCCATACCAAGACGTTGTGTAACCACCCATTCCATCAGAAACAGATGTCTGTCTATGTATTTCTAATTTGACTTTATGGCCAACCATTACTATACCTTGCGTTTTTTATATCTTTCAAGAATCATTTTAGCTTCTTTTGGAAAATCTCCAGCTTCAAAAACAGATAAAACAGAATTATTACCAACCCTATATTGAGTTAGGCCAAACCCATCTTCATTCCTTCTATTGTAAAAATACTTCACCAATATTTTTACCGCCAGTTGCAAATTTTTCGGCATATTGTCAGCAGAATACCCAGCAGTATAATCAACATAGATATTTCTAAAACCTTCTGGCCATCCACCAAATTTCCGAATTTGAGCTTTATCTAAATCAACATAAAAACTATCTTCATGATCGTCTGTTTTATATAAATCAACCCAATTACTGTCTATCACATTTAGCCCATACACAGGAATCAATTCTGTGGACTTAACGCTACCGTAGACAGACGAAAGAATTTCTGCTTCCCATCCATTGCCTAAGGCGTTAATCGCGGCTACAACAGCCGTTACAGTAGTATTAGAGGCAAATGTAACAGAAGTATCGGCAGTACCATCTAAAACAAGTCTTAACCCAGTTGTAGTAACAGAGACAGTTGCTGTTGATGTTGAGTTAGTGTTTCTGACTTTCATTACTCCAATTATCCATACCGCAACTCTATCTACTGCTGTTATGGGATAATTGTTTAAATTAATTATAGAACCGCCGCTACTATCGTACCTTTCCAATCTATAACTTGTTTCTTCAAATACGCGTCTACAATAATCAGAAACAAGTCCTTCAACATCTTCTCTGATTATATCAACTATCAGAGTTGGATCTCCGGCTTCAATATCTGAGACTATAGTTTGAGCCGCACTTTTATTGCTATCAAGTCCAAGTGTAAGTCCGGCGTCAGAACTTGTATGAGTATAAGCAATTGTCTTGCCCGTTCCAGCATTTATAGTAAAAAGTCTTGTTGTAGAAGAATATGATACAGCAAATGTTATTACACCTGTGCCGGTCAAAGTAGTGTTTGCGTTCATTTGAGTCTGAAGATGAGAGGCTAGCCCAGATCCATCATATGTACCATCACTCAAATCTATATTTACTGGACCACCACTAGAACTAGTAAGATTAAGAGTGTTATTCGCTTTAGTTATTGTAAAATATCCTTTATCAATATCTAAAAATGTAAGACAATCATCTAAACTTACAATGGCCATAATTTTACCTAATTATTCTTGATCTACAAATTTATTATAAAGACTCATGTGCTCTTCAGTCAAAAAATCTTTTTCTTTACAAACTTTTAATCTGCCTTTAATTATATTTAAAACATTTTTAGGAATATAAAATTCTTTTTCAGAATCATTAGTCCATTTAACTTCTCCATCTTCTTGATGGGTTATTGAGTACAAGTCATGCTCATCTTCAGTAAAAGACAAATATCTTAGACAATCTTGATACATACCATAAATAGTCATGTCCACTTCTTGAGGCAATAAATTTAAAAGCAAGATCCTATCAAAAACACTCAACTTAATCAACATTTAAATCTCTCCCGTCTAAAGTTATGGCGAAACTGAAATCGTGACTTTCTTTTCAGGGTTAACGTAGAAATTGATTGGCTTAATGATACGGTCATGAGCCACCCATTTTACCTCAGTTGAATAATCACTTTCGTAACCATAGACATCATAAGCTGTGGCGGCGAAATAATAGGTTGTTCCAACAACAAGATCCCCTACTGAGCCCTCAACATGACCATCCACCATTGTGCCCATTTTCTGGTCAACATCTAAAGTGTATTTTTTTGACGCTGTGCCATAGTAGATCTTATACCCGGCAAGGCTGGTCTCTGCATTTGGAGACCAAGAGAACCTTGCCTCGGCAGCAAAAGCATAACTGGATAAGAATAAAACAAAAATAGTCGCAAAACAAATTTTCTTTAACATAATTTTCACCTTGGATTAAATCTCTCCCAATATGTTTGATCTATTTCAATTGTACCTAAATGTTTGTTATCACAACCGGTATCACAATATATTTTATATCCAGCCTGTTTAGCCTTTAAACAAAATGCAAAATCTTCACTTACAACACCGTCGCCAAACCTATAATTCATTTCGAACCAAGGATAATTAATTTCTTTAAAAACACTGACATCAACCAATAATGAAGCAGCTCCAATAGCATCTACTTCAATTAATTCATTTTTATTCCATTGTATTATATTCTTGAATTTATCACCATCTTGTTCGAATATAATTGGGTCATATGGATAAGAACGCCTAAAAGATAAACCAGATACAATATCTTTATCATGTGACAATAATTTAAGGATGGTATCGGAATGATGTCTATGATCTGTATCAAGGAACAATATATGGCTAAATGTCCCATCTTTAAGAACGGCATGAATTATTGAATTTCGTTGATCGTCTACTCTTCCCCTATTCCCAATTATTACACTATGTTGGGGTTTCTTCAACTCTATCCATGATTCAAAAAATTTGGTCGATAAAAAATCCCAGTTGCAAGGAAGACCAATGGCGATGTTAATATTACCCATTACAAACACCAGCTAATTGCTAGTTCCGGGAAGTTTAATTTATGAGGCAATCCTTCTCTTATAATAAATTTATCTCTTGCTAATGCTGCATCTTTAGCAGTTTTAAATGTTGTTTTGTTAAATACTGTCTTCCCATCATTTCTTACAATTGCAGAAAAAGATTTTCTCTCCGGTTTATAAGACACCCCACAATATCCAGAAGTGTTATTCGACTGTAATAATCTTTTATTAAATCCATTCTCTCTTATAGTTATAAATCTACAATTCCAAGGAGCATAAGGACCATCATTATCGATTCGATCTAATTGAAGACCTTCTTCCCATCCATTATTTAAACACCAATCATTAAACACGGGGAATTCAAACACCCATTCACTACATACATAAATTCCACGCCCACCATAACTGTCATACGATCCATTATTCACATTTGAACATCTACTATTGATATGTTTCCAAAGTGAATAAATTTTATTCCTTGATTTTCTTCCACCCATCCCATGAATTGTGGATCTCTCTACTAATTTCTCTATTTTAAGACAGCCGCAAGATTGTGATTTCCCACTCCTCAAAACTTGTAAATTAACTAATTTAATTGTCTCTTTATCACATAAACATTTTACAACGACTAGCCTACCTTGCCTCTGACTATATGGCAAATCAGCATAAATTACAACCCATCTTCCATAAACGCATCCCAAAACATATTCTTTTACATTATTACTCATAGTATTCCTCCTATACAATCCATAATATATTGAGAGAAGAGGTGGATTAAATCTCTTGTCGGGTGCGCTCCCTATCCCTCAATATAACTATATTCTAACTTGCGTAAACCACTAATCCTTTGATTACATGGAGATTTGTTACGGCACCACTGGCAAAATCAGCACCAGCAGTTGAACCGACTGTATAGGCTGCTACATTTAAACTTGTCCCCATATCGGCTGAACCCACCACGATCAGTTTATCAGCGGACTGATCCCAAAGCATGTATTTGCCAGTAGTATCGCCATAACATTTAAAATCCAAACCAGTAGCGTCTTCCCCTAAAACAATACCAGTTGTTGCACCAGTACCTACTTTCTTAAAAATTAGGCTTCCACTTGACCATTCTGATTTAACTAAAGTAACGGGCATAATTATATCCTCCTAATCCATACAAATGTTTATCAGCGGTGGTTCCGCATTCTACTTCTTATTCTTGCCTTTCTTAACTTTTGGGTCTTTTACCATCTTATCTTTTATCGGAAAGTCTAACGACTTATTCTCTATTTTAGAATCGAGAATAACAACGATACCTTTACTTTCCAAATCCAATGCTTTCTGTTTTAATATAGTCATTTTCATTGGGGCTTTATTCCCCATCCACTCCCCAATGAATTCTACTTTTACATATTCTAATTTATTCATTTTCTCCCTGCTTTAAAGACAAAGCTTGAGTGAAATATCTCAAGCTTTGTTTAAATCAATAAATTAAACAATGGCTGTTGGTTTTACTTCTTGGATAATCTTACCACCACCAAGAATACATACAATTGTCCCATCTACTGGGTCATCAGTAGTTTCATCAGTGGCGAGCCTTGCATATTTATCAGTACCAGAAAGTCTAGAACTATCGATCTCAATCGCATAAATTTGGTCGCTACCAGCAGTAGTTGTGAACCCATACGCAGTAGCTGTCTGCATATCAGACCAAGTATCACCACTAGTACAAGTCCAATAATTAAATGCTACAGTTGTCGCAGTTGAAGGCGTAACATCATCACAACTTTCAACACTGATACGTGCAACACCAGTAGAACCAGCCGCTTTTTGAATTACCCAAAGACACTGTTCGTATTTGCCAAGATTAACAATATCCGTATTAGGACTACCATTAAACAAATCCTCATAAGCTGCTTGACTAGCACTAGGCATGGCGTTTACAACATGAACATTCTGAAAAAGTCTTCCACCCATAATTTATACCTCCATATTTATATTATAAAATTATACCCCCTACGATATTAATAAAATGTGGAAGCTAAGACGGGAGATTTCTTAGCTTATCAACTTTAGTTTAAAACCAAAGCCTATCCACACTAATATTATTAACTTCTTGAAGTAATTACAATAAACGGAGAAATTGTGTCAGAACTGGCCTCTGGAGGCACCAATGCCTGCGGCATCCAGCTTTGACCAGCAACGTAAAAGCGCCACCGATATGCCATCTGATCAACGTCGAATTTTAGGTGCATAGAAGTGTCAAAACCAATACCACCATCACCACTAAGCATACCGAGTAGATACTGTTTCATGTCAGCAAGAATCAAATCGCCAGCAGTGCCTAAAGCTTTTGCATGGTGGCTAAAAACAACAGGGAGCCCAAACAACGTATTATACGGTTTCCCACTAGCCCCACCCGCTGGCATAAATACAGGGACACCAGCGGTGCCTACAGTTAGAGACATGCTTGCAAGCTGAGGAAGAGTATTGGGGTTGGCAATCCAAACAGCATTAGATGGATTAATGCAACGCGCATACATTTTAATAACATTTTCCCAAACAATGGTCGTAGCTGGTTGACCAGTCTCAGCAGTGATAGAGACAAGACAAGGGGCAGAGAGTAACCCCTGTGGCTGGCCAGCGCCAGTACCTTTAAGGATAACCCTGTTCATTTCATAATTAAAACCATCAGTAAACCCTTCACGCAATATATTCTCCATACTCATAGGAGAAAAGCGAAGAATTTCATCACTAGCATAGGCAAGAGCTGTTACTTTATGAAGATTTAGATTAATATAACCAAACTTGATATTCTTTTCAGTAAGAGACCCTTCCTCTTCAGTCCATTGCCAAGCAACGTTACCATATACCAAGTTCCCAGATTTATCGAAACCATTGACATAAGGAATTTTTACAGAATTTGACTGCATAGGAATTTGAGTACACCGACCCATCAACTCATTCTGTTCTTTAGCCGCAACAAGAAGGTTTTGCCGAAATTCTTCAGGAACCAGATAACCACCGGCTTCGCCGTCACCAACATTCTGAGAAGGAGAACCAGCAGCTTTAATGGTTGCACAATTATCTTCCCATTTAGAAAGTTCTGGAGAGAGTTTACGATATCCAGACTGAGCAGCTTTAGCAACATCAGTTGCAAAGTGGGCAAGTGTTTTAAACCCAGCCTTCTTATCTTTTTCTGCTTCACTCTGACCAACCACAATACGTTTTTCAATCGGCTCTACTGCGGCTTTAATTTTTGCATCAATTTCAAGAGCAAGCGATTCTTTAAACTTAAGAACAGCGCCTTCAACTACGGAAGCAGCACCCTTGCTGATAACTTCATTAAGTTCATCAATAGTCATCTTACTTTTAGTTTCTTCAGCCATTTTATTTTATCCTCCAAATTTTATTTTATGTTTAATAATCGCCTAATATCTCTTGTATGATATCTCTAGCAATTTAATCCTCAAATTCAATTATACCCTTAGCTTTTTTAATTCTATCTTCCACTAAATCAGAAAGATCGATCTCATCAAATGTCTTTTTAACTTTATCAACAAATATATCTTTTATTTGAATAGCATCAAAGTCAAATTCGACTTCTGATTTTTTAACCGGGATTTCTATTTCTATAAAATCAATGCTTTTTGTCTCTATATTATTGCCAATATCTTTTTTCTTATCTACGTTCTTTAAATCTTGAATTAAGCATCTTTGCTCTTTCATTTGTTCTAAAGACTGAATTAGAGCTTCTTCAATACTAATTCCATCATCTTCAGCAATCATTTTAGCAAATTCTACTAATTCTTTTAAATGAGCGCCAGAATATCCATCTGTTAATTTAGCAAACTCAGTTATAATATCCTTATCGGCATCTTTTATAAAAAACTTTAATAGTTTTATTCTGTTATCTTCATCTGGAAGTGAAAAATTTATAATATGATGAAACCTACCAGGCCTATCAATCAATGCGTCTGGAATATCTTCTGGGAAATTTGAAGTTAAAATAGTTAGAACACCTTTATTTTCCCTTATCCCATCCATTTCAGTTTTTAACAAATCAACAGTATAGCCACTAAGCCATGTATCAATATCTTCTAAAAAGAAAACACTAGGCGCAAGAGTTCTAGCCATTTCAAAGCCAATGCCTAAAGCACTAGCAGCTCCCCAGCCAAAATCTTTAGATGAAGCCCAGATAAAAGTCGTATCTGCTTTATTCATCAAAATCTTCCCAGTTAATGTTTTGCCCGTACCTGGGGAACCAATAAACATCATTCCACGACTAGGAGACTTTGTAGATAATTTTTCAATATTCTTCTTAATTTTATCCTTTGCTTCATCATTTGGGAAAATGACATCATCCCATCCTATTTCCTTAACCTCAAGAAATTCTCCACCAATAGAAAATTTTTCACCTTTAAGATAATTATTCTCATCAACCCATTTTATAGCATCTCTGACAAACGATTTATTTAATTCAATATTTTTATTAGAAGTAAAAATATCAATACTTAAACCACCCCAATTTTTATAAATTTGAAAAACAAACCTATCACCATCATTTGATTTATAAAATTGAGTTCCAGTTACTAAAAACTCTTCTTCTAATTTTGAATTCAATTTCACAACAGAATGCTGCAATGGGATTTCAGATCCATTACCATAAAAATTTCTTTGATCAAGGAGTTCATGCTTAGACAAAACATTCTTAAATGCAGAAAGAAAATTGCCTTTCATAGCATTCGGGATAAAAAAATCTGTAGTGAAAATATCTTTTATTTTACACCCCAAATATTTCGTAAAAATTTTATATTCAAATCCTGCCGGTTCTGTCCTTACTTGAGTAATATCAAAATCATTGACATATTCTTTTTTTATTTTTTCTAAATCAACATTTTTTACTTTTAAAGAATTGAAAAATTTAATTCTTGCATCTATTACATCTGTTTCCTTTTTAATCTCTACTTCCTGTTTCTCTTTATTAAAATCATCCAATTCTTTTTCAATGATTATGTCTATGTCTATCTCTGATTCTGATTCTTTAACATCCTCTAATTCCTGATCTTTCTCAATTAAAGTTTCATCAATATCCACATTATCGGAAATTAACTCCCCTTCCGGTTCATTAATAACGACAGTTTTTTCAATTATTTCTTTATCGGAATCTTTAGTTACGTCTTCATTATTTTCTTTACTGCTAATAAATTCTATATCAACATACCAATTGCCCATTTTTTTGATATCTTCTTTTTCCTTACTTATGAAGTCATCACCAGCCAATAATCCAAAAACTTCATCAGGGATATTTATTTCTTTAACTATTTCTTCTTTTTTCTTTTCTAAATCAACAAACCCAACAATTTTTGCTTTCTCATTATCTTGGTCAATTTCATTTACAAAATCAACAATAGATTTTGTAGTAATCTCTCCATTAGCCACTCTTTCTACTAATGCTGAGTAATGGTCCGGCACTACAACAGCTGATATTTCCAAAAGTTCAACTTTTTTAAAAACCCTATCAGGGATTTTGCCGCCTCTAGTATATTTTTTTATTTCAACTTCATTCATATCATCTTTATATAAAATTTCTTTAGGAATAAAGCCTACAGAAAATGCATTCATAACTCCGCTAGAGTATAACTTGTAAAAAGTTTCTCCTTCTTCAGTTTCAGCAAACTTAACCTTGAATTTTAATCCCTGACCAGGATAGACTTTAGTCCAAGCTGCCCTACCAATAGGAGGTCTATCATATTTATGGAAAGCGGGGATGACAGGATTTTCTATAAAATTTTCTAATTCCCAAGCATTATCATCAATTAAATCTCCACTTCTATCTATAGAATCTGATTTATTCGCATAAGCAACTACAGATTTTTCTACCTCATTCACTTCTTTTTGAAAAATATTTTTAAATAACTTTTCCATTATATAATCCCTCTAAAAAATCTTTTTTAAATTTATAAAATTGTTCCGGCGTAGTTATTTTACCATATATTTTATGGAATAATTTATGTTCATCATTGTTTAATGTCACAACATTATTAATATCAAATAAAATATTTTTAAATTTTATCCAATTGTCTTTATTAATATTATTTTCTCTAATTATTGTTGACAAAGATTTTAAATGATGATGGATTAATTTGCTCCTATTATTTTTATTCAATATAATTGATTTATATTCATCTCTTTTAAAACACCTTTCTCTATTTTTAATATAACCAGAAGACTTCCTTATTAAATCTTGCAAAGATGTTAACCCGCCCTTCCATTGTGGACTATTTTCTTTAATATACTTACCAACCCTAGCACAATCTGTACATTTTTTAGAACAATATTTTCTTTTACTTCCACGCCTGTATAAATTCAGCATCCGTTTATTAAAAATTTTATATTCTTTGCCACAATATTCACAAATTAAAAATATTGTTGAGACATCTTTTTTATTATTATCATAACATATACGAGAACAATACTTTTGATTAGATTTATTACTTTTGGGTTTATACGTCTTACCACAATATTCACAAATTTTATTTTCTATAAATATTTTATCGAAGGCATAACAATAATGAGAACAATATTTCCTTCCATCTTTTATTTCAGAATTCCTTGCTTTATAGGCTATACCGCAATATCCACAAATAAGGCAAACACTATTATTTTTAATAGATTTTTTATTTTTACAAATAGAAGAACAATATTTTTTTCTTTTGATACTAGTTTCAAATTCTATAGAACAAAATTCACATTTTTTAATCATAATAAATTCTTCTCATTCAATCACACCAATAATTACATTGGATAAGAAATTTATTATCGCCAATTTTTTTTATTACAGAACCGTCATCAATCCCCATACATTTACATTCTTTGTTCGCTATACATTTCAATTTAGTTTTATCATGATTATATCTTGGACAAAATTCATAATTTTCTGGGATTAGCTGATTTTTATTGTTTTGTACTGCACGAACAAGATTAATCATGATATTCCTTTTTTAATTTTTCCAATGAATAGGTTTGGGTGTCAAATCTCCCTTCTTTAAATGAATCGAGTAAAACCAAGCCTTTCCAATATTCAGTAATTCTGCCGTGTACATAATCTTCATGTTTTTCAAAAAAACAACCTACACTTAATATTTGTTGTAAATCATCTTGCCCATGCCTTTTAAAACCTTCATACTCCATACTGTGAACATGAGCAAAGACACAACTCGTAAACATTAATTGGCTAACTTTTTTTGTAATATTCACCCCACAAACTTCTTTTGTTTTATTAAATGGAATATGTGTAAAATTTATTTTATTTATATTTAAATATTCTCTGTAAGGAATAAATTTTATATTCCTTTCTTTTAATTTTAGATCTTTTTCTATACTTACTAGACCTTCAAAAGTTGGATCATATTCTAAATATCTGTTGAGACGATTTCCATGATTACCGTTAAGATAATAAACATTTGGTCTATATATTTTTAATTTTTGCAATCTTTGCTTTTCTTGTAATTCTAAAAGTTCATAAAATATAATATCTAAAGCTTCGTTCCCTTTATCTATTTCTTTTTTATATCTTTTACCTTCCATTCTTTGTCGTTTATCTTTATCAAAAAATGACAAACAACTCATTGTTAAAAAATCACCCATAAAAATAATAACATCTGGTTTTTTATCTATAATAAATTTACTTAACAACTTAAACCTACTTAAATCATCAAGTTCATCTATATGACAATCACCTATTGGCAATATTAACAATTATTATCCTCTAATTAAATTATTAAAATAAAATCAGTTGCAAAAATGCGAATGCTATTGTTGCTGTCACCTTATTTAAACCTTACCGAACCTGCGCCTTCTTTAGACCTTACCGAACCAACAGACTCAGTTGATGCCACAATGCTGAAACTCGCTTCCGTGCTTGTTGCGTTTGCGTTGCCAGAACCATCAATACACCTGATGTAATAAGTGTATGCCGCGTTGCAATCCAGGTTTACGAGGCTTGTGGTGTGTGTAGTTCCCCCGCCACCTGAGAAAGTAAAATCCATATCGGCGTAGGCTTCATCGGTAAGGCTTCCTTTGCAGGTGGCAGACTCATCTGTTGTCGCGCCAAGCACTTTGGTTGTTGGGTCCGAGGGGCAGGATAGTTCTCCGGTAAGCGTAACGCCAGAGATAACCGGCGGGTCAAGGTGTGTGATGGTGATAACCGGGCTCGCAACGATGGCTGCAGATCCGGTGAGGATTGAGGCCGGGATTGTTGCTGTTATCGTCTCATCTGCTGAGACGTCATAAGCATCTACTTTTACAATTAGAGTTATCTGCGTATCACTGTTACGGATGCAGTCAGCGTACGTCCAGTTTGCTTCATCATCCCAACTGCCTGCCCCAGACAATGAGCCGTTGAAACCAGCCAGTAATGCGGTAGTGGCTGCGTTATCAGCACAAGCCGTCGCAATAAAGGTGTCGCCATCCAACGTGATGATTATTGTCTGGTCATCTCCGGCAAGCTCTGTTTCAGTTACTCCGCCTGTTACGGCTGTGCCTGTGAGTGTTGCGTTTACCCCTAACATGGCAAAATATGTAGGCCCTATACGACTGCCATCAATAATAAAATCATCGACATAGTAGGCCATATCCAAGGCTTCCGAAATTTCTCTGATAAGAAACGAATGGTTGCCACCAAAGAAAAACTTATTATAATTGTAGTCCTGGCCTGCCTCAACTACAACTCCGTCTGTTTTTGTAAATATTTTTGTAACATTCCCTTCAGCATCGTA